CAGCTCACCAGCATCGGCCGCGCCACCGCGCGCATCAACCTGTGGCACGGGTCCGTCCGGTCCGGCAAGACCATCGCGAGCCTGCTCGCGTTCGTCATCGCCGTCGCCACCGCGGGCCCGTCCGGTCTGATCATCATCTGTGGCCGCAGTCTCCAGACGATCGAGCGCAACTGTCTCGAACCGTTGCAGGACCGCGCCCTGTTCGGGCCGCTCGCCAAGCACATCGTTCACACCCGCGGCGCCACCACGGCCGTCATCCTCGGCCGCACCGTCCATCTGATAGGCGCAGCAGACGCCCGCGCCGAGGGCCGACTCCGAGGCCTCACCGCCCAACTCGCGTACGTCGACGAGGCGACCCTCATGCCCGAGGGTTTCTGGACTCAGCTACTCGCCCGCCTCAGCGTTCCCGGGGCGCGCCTGTTCGCCACGACGAACCCCGACTCGCCGCGTCACTGGCTCAAGACCGGGTATCTCGACCGCGCCGCCGAGCTGAACTTGAGGGCGTGGCACTTCCGCCTCGCCGACAACCCGTCGTTGTCGCCCGAGTACGTCGCCGACCTCGCCGCCGAGTACGTCGGATTGTGGCGCCGCCGCATGATCGACGGCGCGTGGGTCGTTGCCGAGGGCGCCGTCTACGACATGTGGGACGAGTCCCGGCACGTCGTGACCGAGCTCCCGTCGATGCGCCGCTACTGGGCAGGCATCGACTACGGCACGACCAACGCGACCAGCGTGATCCTGCTCGGCCTCGGCACCGACGACCGGCTGTACGCGTGCGCCGAGTGGCGCCACGACAGCCGCGCCACGCACCGGCAGATGACCGACGCCCAATACTCGGCCGCGATACGCAAGTGGCTCGCCACGTGGCGACACCCGTCCGAGCAGGCCGCCGGCGTCACCCCCGAGTGGGTGTTCGTCGACCCGTCCGCCGCGAGTTTCAGCACGCAGCTATGGCACGACGGTTTGCCGGGCCTCGCCCGCGCCCGCAACGACGTCCGCGACGGCATCCGATCCGTGGCCGCCACGCTCGCGGGTGGCCTGCTCTACGTCCACGAATCGTGCGAGGGCCTGCTCGGCGAGATGCCCGGTTACTCATGGGACCCCAAGGCCACCGCCCGCGGCGAGGACGCCCCGATCAAGGCAGACGACCACAGCGCCGACGCGCTGCGCTACGCCGTGCATTCCACCCAACACGAGTGGCGCCACCTGCTCACCAACCACCAGGACCAGGAGGTGACCGCGCATGGCACTCCCCGCGGATAACACGCCGTGGCCGCCCCCGGAGTGGGCCGACCACTACAAGCGCATGGCGCTGGACGATGCTTGGTACGCGGGCGACCGCCGCCGCCTCGCCCGCGCCACCGGCCAGCACACCCCGCCCGCCGAGCGCAGGTTCAAACTGTGGGGACGCCGCTCCCAGGAGCAGCACCAGCGCAAGGACCACCGCCTACACGTTCCGCTGCCCGGCGACATCGCGAGCACCAGCGCCGACCTGTTGTTCGCCGAGATGCCCGTCATCAAGGTGAGCGACCAGGCGACACAGGAGCGCCTCGACGACGTCCTCGACCGGGGCCGCATGCAACAGACTCTTCTCGGCGCCGCCGAGCAGGCCGCCGCCCTGTCCGGCGTGTTCCTGCGGACCACGTGGGATCGGTCGCTCGCCGAGTATCCGCTCGTCACCGTGATGCAGCCGGACGCGAGCTTTCCCGAGTTCAGGTTCGGCATGCTGCGCGCCGTCAATTTCTGGCGAGAGCTTCCCGGCGGACGTGACGGAGTCGTGTTCCGGCACATCGAGCGGCACGAGTCCGGCCGGATCGTTCACGCCCTGTACCAGGGCACCGGCGACAACATCGGCCGCACGGTCCCGCTCACCGAGCACCCCGAAACGGCCGAGCTCGCCGACAGCCTCGACAGCGACGGGCAGTCCATCAGCACCGGGATACGCGAGCTCACCGCGTCCTACGTGCCCAACATGCTGCCCAACCGGCTGCACCGCGGCGCACCGGTCGGACGATCCGACTACGCCGCCCCGCTTCACGACCTGTTCGACAGCCTCGACATGACGTGGACGAGTTGGATGCGCGACATCCGCCTCGCCCGCGGCCGGCTCATTGTCCCGGACGGATACCTACGCAACGACGGCCCCGGCTCCGGCGCCACGTTCGACGAGGACGCCGAGATCTACGCCGCCCTCAAGATTCCGCCCACCGAGAGCGGCGGCACGATCACCCTCGCCCAGTTCGGTATCCGCGTCGCCGAGCACCAGGCCACATGCGAAGCGATCATGCGCCAAGCCGCCCAGTCCGCCGGATACTCGGCCCAGTCCTTCGGCCTCGACGGCGCCGGGCAGCCGATCACCGCGACCGAGTCGGACAGCCGCGACCAACGGAGCATGGTCACCCGGTCGAAGAAGGCCGGTTACTGGCGCCACGGCATCGCCGAGCAGCTCTACGTACAGCAGTTGCTCGACGTCAGCCTGTTCGGGCAGCGCATCATCCCCGAGCGCCCCCAGATCGAGTTCGGGTCCGGCGTCGCCGAGTCGATGCAGAGCACGGCGACCACGCTCGACCTGCTCAACCGCGCCGGAGCCGTGTCCGCCCACACCCGAGTGAAGATCCTTCACCCCGAGTGGGACGACGCGCACGTACAGGCCGAGGCCGCCGCGATCCTCGCCGAGACCGGAGCAGCAGCGCCCGACCCCGTCGGCAACTTCCCGATGTAGTCGAGGGGGCGCAGCGTGGCAATTCACCCGGGCATGGTCGAAGACCTCGCCGCCGGCACCCTCGGCCTGTACCAGCAGGCCGAGGAGCGCCTACTCGGCATCATCGCCCGGCAGCTCGCCGACGGCCTCGACGCGCCAGGGTGGGCCGAGCGGAAACTGTCCGCCGTGCAGGCCATGCGCCGCGCGTCACAGGGTGTCGTCGACGAGCTCGGCAAGGCCGTCACGCTCGACGTGTTCGACGTCGTGGCCGAGGCGTACAACACCGGGCACCGCGCCGCCGTCGCCGAGCTCGGCGCCCTGTCCGACGCATCGCGCCGGCTGGTCGACGACCTCACCCCGAACGCGCAGGCAGTCGACCGCCTCGCCGCCGAGACTGTCGACCTGCTCACCGACCGGCACCGGTCGATTCTGCGGAACGTCGAGGACCGGTACCGCGGGATCGTCGCCGAGGTGACCGCCGCGCCGTTGCTCGGCACCGGCACCCGCCGACAGGCCACCCAGGACGCGATGCAGCGTTTCGCCGACGACGGCATACGCAGCTTCACGGACCGGTCCGGCCGCCGATGGAAGCTCACCAGCTACGCCGAAATGGCCGTCCGTACGTCCGTCGGCCGGGCCGCGACCGAGGCGCACATGCGCACCCTCGGCACGGCCGGCGTCGACCTGGTCACCGTCTCGAACGCACCGCGCGAGTGCCCCCTGTGCCGCCCGTGGGAGGGCAAGGTTCTGTCCATCAGCGCGGGGGGCGAGCGCACGATCGAGGTAGAGCACGCCATCGACGATGGCCGCATGGTCACCGTGCACGTCGCGGGCAGCCTCGACGAGGCCCGCCGCGCAGGGTTGCAGCACCCCAACTGCCGTCACAGCGTGAGCGCGTACACGCCCGGAATCACCCGCACCGACACCGCCGAGCCGGACCCGGACGGGTACGAGGCCGGGCAGCGACAGCGCGCGATCGAGCGGAACATTCGCAAGCACAAGAACCGCGCCGCCGCCGCCACCAGCCCCGAAGCCAAGCGGGCCGCGAACGCCAAGGTGCGCCAGCATCAAGCCGCCATGCGCGAGCACCTCGCCGCGCACCCCGACCTACGCCGGTTGCCTAAGCGCGAGCAGCCGGGCGCATCCAACCTGCCCGCACCGCGCCGGACCCCGCCGGACGAGGCGCAGCAGGCAGCCCGCATCCGATCCGGTGACGCCCGCACGCCATCGGAGATGACCGACGACGAGCTCACCGCCGCCATGCGGCACGGCGACCTCACGCCCCAGGACCGGGCCCGTATCGCCGACGAGGCGGACCGCCGCGACGCCGCCGCCCTGCTCGACCGGGCCCGACCGAACGGCCGCCTCGCCGACGACCTCACCGGTTTCTCGGATGCCGAGCTCGGCCGCGTCATCGGCCACGTCGACACCTCCGAAGCGCTGCGCGTCGCAGGGGAGTTGGACCGCCGCGACGTCGCCGCCCGACTCCCCGGAGTGCGCCGCGACCTGCTCGGCCTGTCCGACGACCAGCTCGCCGCACGCGTCCGCGAGGCCCTCGCCCACCAGGTCGACGACGTCGCCGACCTCGCCGCCGAGGCGCACCGCCGCGACCTGCTCGCCCGCCACTTCCCCGGCGGGAACCTCGCCGACGACCTCACCGCCATCGGCGACGACGAGCTCGCATGGGCCATGTCCTACGCCGACAGCGACGAGATCCTCCGTATCGCCCGCGAGATGGACCGCCGCGACGAGGTCGACCTCCCCGCGCCGGCCGCCACCGGAGACGCGGTCGACGACCTGCTCGCCGACCGTGACGCCCTCGCCGAGGCCATGGACCCCGCCCCCGATCCGAACGGGTGGGGCGCCCTCGCCGACGACGCCGCGTTCACCGAGGAGCTCGCAACCGCCGTTGCCCAGCAGTCCACACGCGATGCCGCAGTGGCCGCAGGCGAGGTGCCCGCCCTCACCCGCGCCGAGGCCCGCCAGTTGTACGACGAGTACGTATACCGGCAGTACCTACAGGCCGAGGACGAGCTCCGCGGAGTCCTGCTCAACAAGAAGGCCGCCGCCGCGGGCCGCGGGCCGATCACCCTGTTCTCAGGACCGGCACGCATCGCGTATGCCCACGCGTCCGACGAGCTGAAAGAGTGGTGGGCAGCGCACGGCCGCATGACGCAGGCCGAGTTCATCACGAAGGCCACCGGCCAGGAGCAGCGTTGGGCGCGAAACGCCAGCATCAACGAGGCCGAGCAGCAGCACAAGCGATAGGAGGACGCATGGGAACGCGCGAGGACATCGCACGCGCCGTCACCGAGGGAGCCGAGGCCGGGCGCCAAGGCCACCCACCGACCGCATGCCCCTACCGCGACGTACTGCGCACCGCGTGGATCACTGGATACGCGCGCACCGCGCCCTCGCCCTCGGCCCAGGCCGAAGACGAGTAGCAGCACCACCGCACCACCCCGGAGGGTCCGCCAGGCGCGGGCCCTTTTGCTTTGCCCCGACACACGGGAGCGCCAGGCGCGCCCCGCCCCGACACGGCCCAGGAGGCCCCGTCATGTCCGAGTCCGCCCCGTCCGCTCCCGCCGCTCCCGCCGCACCGGCCGCCGTCCCGGCAGCCCCCGCAGCACCGGCAGCGCCGGCCGCCCCGCCCGTTCCCGCCGCCCCGCCCGCGCCGCCTGTACCGGCCGCGCCCGCGGGTGAGCCGCAGGACGTCGCGAGCCTGCCGGCATGGGCGCAGACGCTCATCACGAACACGCGCGCCGAGGCCGCCAATTGGCGCACACGGGCCCAGGGTGCCGCCCCGCAGCCCGGAGAGACCGGAGCACCGGCCGCGCCGCCCGTGGCCCCCGTGGCGCCCGAGGCGCCGCCCGCCGAGGGCGACGTCAACCGGCTCCCGCAGTGGGCACAGCGCGCCGTCACCGACGGACAGGGCGCCGCCCGTCAACTCGCCGTGCAGTCCGCCGTCATCACCGCCGCCCCCGCGGCCGGAGCGGACATCGCCCGCCTGCTCGACAGCAACTCCGCCATGGCGCAGCTCGCCGCCGTCGACCCCACCGACCCCGCCGCCGTCGCCGCCGCGATCACCGCGGCGATCACCGCTCAGCCCTACCTCGCCGCCGCGGGCGTGCCCGCCGGACCGCCCCGAGGCGGAGCCGAGTTCGGCGCGCCCGCCTCGACCGAGGTCACCCCGGCCCAGTTCGCCGCCATGGACTACAGCGCGCGCGCCGCCCTGTACGAGTCCGACCCCACCGCATACCGGCGCCTCGCCGGATAACCCCGCCCGGCACTCCGCCGGGCATCCCAACGCCCGGCACCGCGCCGGAGATTGTGAGCATCCCGCATGACTCAGACCACCTCTTCCGTCGTCATCAACCCCGAGGTCTGGGGCGACATGGCACAGGCCGCGTTCACCGGTCAGGTGCGCGTTGCCGGATCGGCCGCGGTCGTCGAGGACAACTCCCTCGAAGGCGCGCCCGGCTCCCTCATTCACTTCCCGAAGTGGGGCGCCATCGCCGACCTCGACGACCTGTCCGAGGGCACGGCCATGACGCCCGCGGCCATGTCCACCTCGAACAGCACGGCCACCATCAAGGAAGCCGGCAAGGCCGTGGAAATCACGGACAAGGCGCGTCTCGTGTCGCTCGGCGACCCGGAGGCCGAGGCCCGTCGGCAGTTCGGCATCCTCGCCGCCCGCAAGGTCGACGCGGCCCTGATTACCCAGGCCCAGGCCGACGAGACCGCGCAGGGTGGCAGCACGCCGTACACGTTCACCATCGCCGCGGGTGGTGGAAAGACCAAGCTGACGTGGCTCGACTACATCGTGCCCAGCATCGGCAAGTTCGGCGACGAGTGGGAGCCGTCCGACTTCGCGGGTCTGTGGATCAACTCGGCGCAGCTCGGCGACATCTTCGCCGACTCCCAGTTCATCAACGCGGCCACGCTCGGCGCGAACGGGACCCCGGTCACCACCGGTCAGATCGGCGCCGTTGCCGGCGTCCCGGTCCTGGTCTCGAACCGCGTCGCCGCGAAGACGTTCCTTCTCATGAAGAAGGGCGCCCTTGGTCTGCTCTACAAGAAGCGCCCGAACGTCGAGTCGGACCGCGACATCCTCGCCCGCTCGACCGTGGTCACCACGACCATGCACTACGCCGTCAAGCGCCTCGACGACAAGGGCGTCTGCGTCGGCACCATCCCCGCCACCTGATCAGGCGCCACCCCGACCCCCAGAAGGGAGGCGCCGCGTGTTGCTGCGCCGCCATCACCAGCGGGACGACGACGAGTCGCCCGAGAACACCGAGAACGCCCCGGCCCCCGCGCCGGGGCGTTCCGCGTCCAAGGCCGAGTGGCTCGCGTACGCCGTGGCCCGGGGCGCCGAGCAGGCCGACGCCGAGGAGCTCACCCGCGATCAGCTCGTCGAGCAGTACGGGGGGTGATCTGCCATGGCCGCCCGTGTCTACGCAACCAGCGCTGACTACACCCAGTGGAGCGGCCAGGCCGCCCCGTCGGATATCGAGCGGCTGCTCGCCCGCGCGTCGGAGGACATCGACGACGCCCTGATCGCAGCCGTTTACGACACCGACGGAAGCGACATGCCGACCGATCCGGAAGTCGTCGACGCCATGCGCGATGCCGTCTGTGCTCAGGTCGAGTACCAGCAGGAGACCGGCGACACCGGCACCGGGGCCGCGGGCCGCTACGACAGCGTGTCCCTCGGCCCCGTGTCCTTGTCCGGCCGCAAGGACGCCGCCGGCGGTCCGCAGGGTCTCGACCTCGCCCCGCGCGCGGACCGGGCCCTGCGGCGGGCCGGACTGCTCCCGGGGGTGATCTGGTGACCGCGCTGCCCGCGTGGCTGCTCCGCCACACGGTCACCATCGAGCCGTACCGGGGCAGCGGCGCGTACGGGCCCGTCTACGACGAGCCGGCCGCCGCCGCGGCCCTGGTCGCCGCGGTCGTCAAGCACGTCCGCGACGCCACCGGCGCCGTAGCCGTGTCCACCGCGCAGATCTACGCGGGCCCGGGTCTGGACTGTCCGCCCGGGTCCCGCGTGATCCTGCCCGACGGCCGGATCACCCGCGTACTCACCGTCGCCACGCACACCGCGCCGGGCCTGCCCGTGCCGCAATCTTCGGAGGTGTACTGCGAGTGAGCCGAGCCCACGTCAGCTACAACGGCGACGCGGCCCTCGCCGCCATCCGGGCCGGAGCGCTGCGAGGCGTACGCCTCGGCGCCGAGCACCTGTTGCAGGTCGCCCGCTCCCGCGTACCGATCGAGGAGGGCACCCTCGAACGCTCCGGCGTCGTGTCCGTGGACGAGTCCGCGATCACAGCCGCCGTCAGCTTTGACAGCCCGTACGCGGTGCGCCAACACGAAGAACTCGACTACCGGCACGACGCCGGGCGCGAGGCGAAGTACCTCGAAAAGCCCCTACACGAAGAGAACGGCGTGATTACCGGCATCATCGCCGCCGAGGTGCGGAGGGCGATCCGGTGAGCTTTCTCGTCGACCTGGTCGACGGCCTCGCCCGCCTGCTCGATACCGAGGGCGTCGCCACCTACCGGCCAACCGGCATCTACGTCAGCGCCGAGACCGCGATCACGGACACCGCCATGCCGGACAGCCCGGACCGCGCCGTCGTCCTCACCGCGTACGACACCGCCGACGACCCGGATCGCACGGACTGCACTGTGTTCGTTCAGGTGCGCACGCGCGCCGGCACCGACCCGCGGGACGTCGCCGCCCTCGACGAGGCCGCGTTCGCCGTACTGCACGGTCTACGCGACCAGCAGTACGGCACGGCCCGCCTCGCCCTGATGAAGCGCGACAACTCCGCCCCGATGGGTGCCGACGCCACCGGCCGATTCGAGCGGACCAGTAACTACACCGTGCGGGCCCAGCGGCCCGTATCCGACCGCCTCGACTAGGAGGGACCCCCCACCCATGAGCACGCCCACCGAGCCCGTAGAGACCGAGACCGCGCTCGCGCGCCGATACCGCGTAGACGTCGACCTCGGCACCGGCACGCCCACCTGGACGTGGCTGCCCGGCATCAACGACTTCGCCCCGAAGGTCGACCAGACCCAGCAGAAGTCCACCACCTACGACGACGACGGATGGACGGACCAGACCGTCACCGAGCTCGCATGGTCGGCCGAAATCACCATGCTGCACCGCTGCCACCCGACCACGGGCGAGTTCAACGCCGCACAGGAGAAGCTCCGTCTTGCCGCCGAGGCATTCGCATCCGACGCCAAGGTGCACGTGCGTTGGTACGACAAAGAGGGCCGCGACGAGGCGTACGAGGGTTACGCCCTGGTCCAGTGGGAGCGCGACGGCACCGCTACCGACGACCTCGACTCGATCAAGGTCACATTGACCGGCAAGGGCAAGCGCGTGTCCATCACCAACCCGCTCGCGGGGAGCTGATAGGCCGTGGCGTTCAAGGCCCTTGGGGAGCTGCTCGACGAGACGCTCGCGCTCCCCGTCAACGGCAAGACGTACACCGTTCCGCCGCCGTCCGCGTCCACCGGTCTGCGCGTGCAAGCGATCATGCAGGCCGCCGCCGTCGCCGCGGACGGCGGGAAGGTCGACGAGGCCATCCTCGCCGACGCCGCCGAGCGGGACATGTACGCCGACGTCCTCGGCACGGCGCACGCAGAGATGGTCGCGGACAACGTGGGGTGGCCGACCCTCAAACACTCCGCCGTCACGGCCATGGTGTGGATCGTCCAGAACAAGGACGCCGCCGAACGGTACTGGAATTCGGGCGGCGACCCTTCTCGACTGGCCCCGAACCGGAAGGCCCGCCGCAGCTCATCGGCTACGGGCAGCAAGACCCAGTCTCGGGGCTCTTTGAGTTCTACCGGTACCCGCCCGGGTACGAACGGCGCCGGAAAGAAGAAGGCCGCCGCCCGCAAGTGACGTGGTCGCAGATCCTCGACGAGTGGCCGCTCGTCGAGGCCGACCTACACGAGGTGTACGGCCTCGACATCGGCGCGCCCGGCGTCCTCGACACCCGCACGTGGCGATGGCTACGGGTGCGCATCCTCGGCCTGCTCTCCGCGGACTCCCGCATACAGCGCCTGTTCAGCCCCCCTGACGACGCGACGTCGTCGAGCACCAGGCGCACGTAACTGAACACCGCGCCGCCTCGCGGCCTACCCGAAAGGAGGCCCGCGCATGACGCTTACCGTGGGCGAGCTCGCCGCCACAATCACCGTTGACGACTCCGAGGCCGAGCAGGGTCTCGACGGTTTCCAGTCGCGTCTACGGTCCGCACTGTCCCGGATCACGCAGCGCACCGAAGCCGCGGGCCGCGATGCCGGCGGAGCACTCGGCGAGGGCCTCAACGAGGGCGCCGCCGACGGCGCCGACTCCGCGGGTGAGTCCATCACCGGGCAGCTCAAGGGCCTCGCCCTGGGGGCCGTCGGGGGTGCGCTCGGCGCCGCCCTGATGGGTGGCATCGCCGAGGCGATGGATCAGCAGCAGATCACTACCAAAATGGGCGCCCAGCTCGGCGCGACCGCCGCCGACGCCAAGCGGTACGGCGAGGTAGCGGGCAACCTTTTTTCGAACGCCGTGACCACGGACTTTCAGACGGCCGCCGAGGCGATCAAGGCCACCATGTCCGCCGGACTGGTCGACCCGTCCGCCACCAACGGGCAGATACAGAGCATCGCCACCAACGTGAGCGACCTCGCCTCAACGTTCGATCTGGACCTCGGGGAGACCGCGACCGCGGTCGGTCAGCTCATCCGAAACGGCATGGCTGGAGACGCGAAAGAGGGCCTCGACCTTATAGCCAAGTCCATGCAGGGCACGGACGGCCGCGGCGAGGATCTGCTCGAAACGGTCTCCGAGTACGGCGCGATTTTCAAACAGGTCGGTCTCGACGGGGCGACGTCCTTCGGCCTGGTCAACCAGGCACTCAAGGCCGGCGCCAAGGACACGGACGTGGTCGCTGACTCGATCAAGGAGTTTCAACTCCTTGCGACGTCGGGCAATGCGCCCGTGGCGGACGCGTTCAAGGCTCTGGGTCTGAACGCCAAGCAGATGGGTGACGACGTCGCCGCGGGCGGCACGCGCAGCAAGGGCGCTATCGGCAAAGTTCTTGACTCCCTGCGCAAGATGGGCCCCCACAGCGCCAAGGCCAAGCAGATCGTTTCCACCCTGTTCGGCGGGCCCGGTGAAGACCTGGGCGCCGCCCTGTTCGCGATGGACGTCGGTACGGCGTCCGACGCCATGGCCGGCGCCGCGGGCTCCGCCGACGGCCTCGGCGACAGCCTGCGGGACAACGCCGCCTCGCAGTTGACGGCGTTCAAAAACGGGATGCAGCAGGATCTCGTGGAGTTCCTCGGCGGCACCGTTGTGCCCGCACTGACCAATTTCATGGACCTGGTCCGCGACAACAAAGAGATCTTTACCGCCGCCGCGGTAGTGATCGGCGCAGCGTTCGCCGCGATCGGGCTCGCCGCCACGGTCGCCGGTATCGAGATGGCCGCCGCGTGGATCATCGGCCTCGGCCCCGTGATGTGGATCGGCATGGCCGTCGCCGCTCTGGTGGTGCTGATCATCGCCTACTGGGACGAGATCAAGGCAGGCACGCTCGTCGCCTGGGACTGGTTCGTCGGGAAACTGATCTGGGCGAAGGACATGGCGATTTCGATCTTCATGAACTTCACGCTCATCGGCCTGTTGCTCTCGCACTGGGATGCCATCCGGTCCGGCGCCATGTCGGCGTGGAACGGCATGATCGACTGGTTCGCCGGCATCCCCGGGTGGGTGGCCGGCGCGGTGTCGGGCCTCGGCTCGCAAATATCCGGCGTCGCACGCTCGGCCTGGTCCTCGTTCAAGAGCGCGTCCGTGGCCAAGGTGACCGAGTTTCTGTCGTACATGCGGTCGCTGCCCGGCAAGGCGTCGTCCGCGATGGGCTCTCTCGGGGGCCTGCTCGTCGGCAAGGGCAAAGACATCGTCCGCGGCCTCTACAACGGCGTGCGCAGCATGGGCGGTTGGCTGCGGTCGCAGCTCATCTCTTTCGCGAAGGCCATGATCCCAGGGCCGATCGCCAAGGCACTCGGCATCAACTCGCCCTCACGCGTCATGGCCGCCCAGGTCGGCCGCTGGATTCCCGCGGGCATCGTGGCCGGCGTCGAGGACGGGGCGGGCGAGCTCGATACGACCATGCGCAACCTTGTCTCCGTCCCCACTGCCGGGCAGACCACCGCGGCGAGCGTCGCCTCGGCGACCGGGGCCGCCGTCGCCGCGTCCGGCTCGGCCACTGCCGAGGGCCGCATGGTCCTCGACGTCACCGGCGCCGACGCGCAGTGGAAGGCCCTCGTGCGCCGCATGGTCCGCGTGGACGGCCGCGGCTCCGTACAGCTCGCGTTCGGCTCCTGAACACCCCTCTCAACCACCGTAAGGAGGGGTCCCCTTGGCGTTCCCCGATGACCCGCTCGGCGTGATGGTTGAGCTGTATGTGGGCGGCGCGTGGGTGGACATCACCGGCGACGTCTACACGAACAACCTGATCACCATCACGCGCGGGCGGGCCGATGAGGCATCGCGTACGGACGCAGGCACGTGCGTGTTCGTCCTCAACAACACGACCGGCCGCTACAGCTCCCGCAACCCGCGCAGCGACCTGTTCGGGCGCATCGGCCGCAACACGGCCGTACGGGTGTCCATCCAGCCAGGCGGGCCGTCCGCGCCCCGCCTGGTCCGGTTCGTCGGCGAGGTGTCCTCATGGCCGCCGAAGTGGTCCACGGCGCGGTACGTCACCGTGTCCGCGACGGCCGCGGGCATCCTGCGGCGCCTCGGGCAGGGTGCGACTCCCCTCGCGTCCCCGATGCGCCGCGAGTTCACCAACCCGACCCGCACATCAATCGTCGCGTACTGGCCGATGGAGGACGGCAGCACAGCGACGGAGTTCGCCTCTGCTCTGTCCGGCGGGCCGTCGATGACCACTGCCACCCCGGGCGCCAAACCGGCCGCGTACAGCGCGTACGCGGCCTCGGCGCCGCTGCCCACACTTGGCGACGGCATCCTCGTGGGGAAGCTCCCCGCGTACGCGATCACCGGGCAAACGGCGATCCGCGCATTCGTCGCGTTCCCCGATACGGCACCGACCGTGGACGCTCCGATCCTGGAGGTCACCACCTCGACCGGTATGCGATGGCTGCTCACGTGGGAATCGGTCGGATGGCTCAGCATCCAAGGATTCAACAAGGCTGGCGCCGCCGTCGCCGCGTCCTCGTTCGGCCCCGTAGTTGCTGCGGGCCGGCGCGTTCACGTCGGCTTCGACTTCACGCAGTCAGGCAGCACGATCACATGGCGCGCGTACGTCCTCGACGTCGCCGAGTACACGTACGGCGTGGGCGGCATAGTCCGCTCGGCACACGACGACGTCACCGGGTACACCTTCGGCCGCGTGACCGCGTTCAAGCTCGGCAGTACCGGTCTGGGCGACATGGCGTTCGGTCACCTCGCCGTGGCCACCGATACCGCGGCCTACGCCGCGACCGGAAACGCCATGGTCGGGTGGGCGGGCGAGCCTGCCCGCACGCGAATCGTCCGCCTGTGCGCGGAAGAAGGAATCCCCCTCACCGCGGACGGAGTGGCGGGATTCCCGGGCACGCCTGTGGGCCCGCAGTCGGTCGCCGCCCTGCTCGATCTCCTGCAAGAGGCCATCGACGTTGACGAGGGCCGCCTGTTCGAGGCGCGCGACAGCCTCGCCCTGGCCGTTCGCCCCCGCTCGACGCTCTACACACAGACGCCGGCTCTCACCCTCGACTACGCGGCCCGCCACGTCGCCGCAGACCTCGACCCGGTCGACGACGACCAGCACGTACACAACGACGTGACGATCGTCCGCGACGGGGGGTCCTCGGCCCGCGCGGTCGCCGAGACGGGCCCGCTGTCCATCCTCGACCCGCCCGCGGGCGTGGGCCGGTACGCGCAGTCGACGACGCTCAACCTGGCCACAGACGACCAGTGCGCCCCCGTGGCGTGGTGGATGCTGCACCGCGGCACGTGGGATGCACCCCGCTATCCGTCCGTGTCGGTCGAGGTCCACACCTCTCCGGAGCTCGCCGAGCAGGTCGGCGCGGTCGATGTGGGGGACCGTGCCGTCATCATCAACCCGCCCGACTTCCTGCCGCCCGAACAGATCGAGCTCCTCGTCGAGGGCTACACCGAGACGCTCGGCGTCCGTACGTGGGATGTCACGTTCAACGCGTCCCCGGGCGGGCCGTGGCTGGTCGCCATGACCGACGACGCCGAGTACGGGATCGCGGACACCGACGGCTCAACGCTCACCACGGCGGTGAACGCCACCGTGGGCACCGTTCGCGTCACGGCCGTTGCCGGGAACCCGTGGGCCGCCGTCGACCTGCCGTACGACGTGCTGTGCGGCGGCGAGGTCATGACCGTGACGTCCGTTGCCCCGGTCAACTCGACCACACGGGATCTCACGGTGACGCGCGGTGCGAACGGCGTCGCCCTCGCCCATCCGGTCGGCGCATCCGTCGCCCTCCCTCACACCGCTTTCGCTGCTCTCTAAGGGGCCCCCGTGTCGTCAACTCCTGTATCCCAATGGCTTCCGGGCATGGCCGTAACGGCTGGCCGCCTTCAGTACATGCTCGAACGGACCCTCGAAACGCAGTCCGTGAAGGCATTCGGCGCGGTGGGCGACGGCACGGCCGACGACGCTCCCGCCATTCAGGCCGCGCTCACCGCGGCGAAGAACCTCGACGGCGGGTGGGTGATCGTCCCCCCGGGCACCTACCGGCTCGCCACGCTGCCGCTCCGGATCTACGGCAACACCCGGTTGACCCTGCTCCCGGGCGCCAAGTTCGTACGCAGCGCCGCCGCAACGATGCTCCTGAACGGCGACGCGGCGCAGTCTCTCGGCGGATACACCGGCCACAGCCGGATCACGATCGAGGGTGGCGTGTGGGACATGCAGGGAA